TTAATTTAATATAAAACACATGAATAGAGAATTCTTAAAAATGCAAAAAATAGCCGGTTTGATTACAGAAAATCAATACCGCCAACTAACAGAAAATACTGATGAACCAACTCATATGTCTAGAATAGACTGGTATTATGTTGGCCCCAATAGTGGCTACCCAGGAACCCAAAAAGATGGTCGAGTTGTTCCTAAAACTAGAGGATATGATGATCCATCAAAGTATGAAGATACTAATATTTACATCAAAGTAGGTACTGAAGGATGGATTGATGGGGAGTGGTTTGTAGATGAAGAAGAAAACCGAGTACCATATACAGGTTATGAAGAATATTTTGGGAGTGTTTCTGGTGAAGATGAAGAAGAAGGTGTAAGATTACAACCACTGTTTACCCCATATCATATTGAACATAATGAAGAACCTCCTATAATAGATAATAATGAAGGACTTCCTTTAACAGATGAAGTTAGAGAGTATATTGATAATTTTATAAATATGATTATAGATGAGGAAACTGAAGAAGATCTTGAACATTTAATTAGAGCTGAATTTTTTGAAAATGAATTTGAAGAAACTTTAGTAACTGAATTTGGAGAAATAGAAGGTGAATATGATCACGTTAATTCAGAAGTACGAAGATATATTAGACAAAAAGTAGATCAAGCACTTCACGGTAATTAAATTTAAAAATACTTTAAATTAGGCTTGCAAATGCAAGCCTTTTTTATTATATTATAGATATGAAAATAGGATTTACTGGAACAATGAGTGTAGGCAAATCTACACTTGTACATGCTTTAAAAGAATTACCTGAATTTAAAGATTATTTCTTTGCTACTGAACGTAGTAAATACTTACGTGATTTAGGTATTCCATTAAACACTGATAGTACATTAAAAGGTCAAACAATATTCTTAGCTGAACGTTGTTCTGAATTAATGAGAGAAAATGTTATAACTGATAGAACAGTTATTGATGTAATGTCATTTGCTAAATGTGCTCAATCAATTCATGATGAAGATAAAATAGCATTCACTAATTATGCTGCTCCATTTATTTGGGAATACGATTATATATTCTATGTTTCACCTGTTGGAGTTGAAATAGAAGATAATGGAGTTAGAGAAACAGATGCTGATTATCGTAAGTTGATTGATATATCTATTAAGAATACTATCACTGAAAATCTAAACAATATACAAAACTTTGGAATAATATCAGGTACTACTGAGGAAAGAATTAAACAGATTAAATCTTATTTAGGTTTTTAATATTTATACACAAACCTAACATAATGAAACGTACTGAATTAGAAGAATTAATTAGAGAAACTATAGTTGAAATCCTAAGTGAAGAAACATATGCTGGACCTGAAGGTGTAGCCGCTATGAAAAAAGATCCTGGGTATAATAAGTTAAATTCTAAAGGTAAAATAGATGCTGAAACTGAATTAAAAAAAGGAGGCACTGTTAATTTAGAAGAAGCTGATGAGGATGATGATGACGCTAAAGATGAAAAAATCAAAAACGCTCAACCTACTAAAGCTGAGTTAAAGAAAAATGCTAGTATATCTAAAATCACAGATGCTTTAGCTAAAGTAGTTAAAGATTTTAAAGCAACTAACGAAGAATATAAAAAAGCTGAAGGTGATAAGAAAAAAGATTTACTAGATAAATTAAAAGACCTAACAGAAAAAAAGAAAAAATTAGAAAAAGCTCTTAAAGAAAAAGAAGCAAAACTATAATTTTTTCAATAAAAGGTTTTTATGAGTCAAGATATAAAACAAATAATTCGTGAAGAATACCTGAAGTGCGCCTCTAACCCAGCGCACTTCATGCGTAAATACTGCTATATCCAACATCCACAACGTGGTAGAGTATTATTTAACCTATACCCATTCCAGGATAAAGTACTTAACTTATGGAAAGATAATCCATATGATATAATACTTAAATCAAGACAGTTAGGTATATCAACATTAGTAGCAGGTTACTCATTATGGTTAATGTTATTCCATAAAGACAAAAACGTTTTATGTATAGCTACTAAACAAGAGACAGCTAAAAACATGGTAACGAAAGTTAAATTCATGTTTGAAAATTTACCTTCATGGTTAAAAATAACAGCTGAAGAAAATAATAAACTGACATTACGATTAAGTAATGGATCTCAAGTTAAAGCAGTATCAGCAGCAGGTGATGCAGGGCGATCTGAAGCAGTGTCACTTCTTATTATAGATGAGGCCGCGTTTATTGATGGTATTGCTGAGATATGGGCATCTGCTCAACAAACCTTAGCCACTGGAGGAGGAGCAATTGTGTTATCTACTCCATATGGTACTGGTAACTGGTTCCATCAGACATGGGTTAGAGCAGAAGCAGGTGAAAACCAGTTTTTACCAATTAAATTACCATGGTATGTTCATCCTGAACGAGATGAAAGTTGGAGAAAGAAACAAGATGAATTATTAGGTGACCCAAGATTAGCAGCTCAAGAATGTGACTGCGACTTCAATACATCAGGTGATGTAGTATTTTATCCTGAGTATCTTGAATTTATTACTCAAACTTATATTAAAGATCCCTTGGAGAGACGAGGTGCTGACCGTAACTTATGGATATGGGAACCAGCAGATTACACCCGTAGTTATATGGTTGTAGCTGATGTTGCTCGAGGAGATAGTAAAGACTTCTCTGCATTTCATATTATTGATATAGATACTAATACTCAAGTAGGTGAATATAAAGGACAATTATCACCTAAAGAATTTGGTTACTTATTAGTAGCAATAGCAACAGAATACAATGAAGCATTGTTAGTAATTGAAAATAATAATATAGGATGGGCAACATTAGACGCAGTTCAGGAAAGAGGATATAGAAATTTATATTATTCTCCTAAATCTGAAGCAACAACTGCTGAATCTTATCTAGAAAGATTAGATGACCCATCAAAACTAGTGCCTGGTTTTACAATGAATTTAAGAACCAGACCATTAGTTATTAATAAGTTTAGAGAGTACATTGGTGATAAAAGTGTTATCATACAATCTAAACGTTTAGTTGAAGAAATGAAAGTGTTTGTGTGGAAAAATGGTAAAGCAGAAGCACAATCAGGTTATAATGACGACTTAGTTATGAGTTTTGGAACAGCGATGTATATAAGAGATACAGCTCTTAAATATAAATCACAAGGAGTTGATTTAGCTCGCGCAATGTTATCAAATATTGCTACTACAAGACCTAATTCTCAAGGAGCTTATACACCAAATGCATATAATAATCCATATCAAATTAATTATGGTCATGGAGCTGAGGACATTAGCTGGTTACTATAATATTTATTGGTATAATTTAGAACAAAATGGCAGATACTAGTGTATTTTCAAGGCTACAGCGATTATTCGCTACTGATGTAATAATCAGAAACGCTGGTGGAAATGAATTAAAAGTTATGGATGTTAACAGCATCCAAATGACTGGAGAATATCAAACAAACTCACTTGTAGACCGATATAATCGAATCTACTCAAGTAACAGTACATCCCTCTATGGTGCTCAGTTAAACATTAACTGGAAATACTTACGTACCCAAATCTACTCAGATTATGATGCGATGGATACTGATGCTATTATTTCCTCAGCTCTAGATATTATAGCTGATGAATGTACTCTTAAAAATGATATGGGTGAAGTACTTCAGATTAGAAGTAGTGATGAAGATACACAAAAGATTTTATATAACTTATTCTATGATGTATTAAACATTGAGTTTAATTTATGGTCTTGGATTCGCCAAATGTGTAAATATGGTGATTTCTTTTTAAAATTAGAAATTGCTGAAAAATTTGGTGTGTACAATGTTATACCATACACAGCTTACCATATTGAGAGACAAGAAAACTATGATCCTAAAAAACCAGCTGAAGTAAGATTTGCTTTTTCACCTGATGGATATGCTGGTGGTTCAGGTTATTATGGAATTGGAGGTCAAGGTACTCAATCATCTAGAAAAAATGATAAAAATATTTACTTTGACAACTATGAAATGGCTCACTTCAGACTAATTACTGATGTGAATTATTTACCTTATGGTAGATCATATTTAGAGCCTGCTCGTAAATTATATAAACAATACATTTTGATGGAAGACGCTATGTTGATCCATCGTATTGTTCGCGCCCCAGAAAAACGTATTTTCTATATTAATGTTGGTTCTATTCCACCTAATGAAGTAGAAAACTTCATGCAAAAGACTATCAATACAATGAAGAAAACTCCATTTATTGATCCTCAAACTGGTGAATATAATATGAAGTATAACCAACAAAATATTTTAGAAGACTTTTACATACCTGTTAGAGGTAATGACAGTGCTACTAAGATTGAACCTACAAAAGGTATGGACTATACAGCAATTGAAGACGTAGTTTATTTAAGAGATAAATTATTCGCTGCTTTAAAAGTACCTAAAGCATTTATGGGTTATGAAAAAGACTTAACAGGTAAAGCAACATTAGCAGCAGAAGATATTCGTTTTGCTCGTACAATTGACCGCATCCAAAGAATTATACTATCAGAATTATATAAAATAGCTTTAGTTCATTTATACACTCAAGGATATAGAAATGAAGCATTAACTAACTTTGAATTATCATTAACTACTCCTTCTATCATCTATGATCAAGAAAGAATAGCATTAATGAAGGAAAAAGTAGATTTAGCTCGTAATATAATTGAAACTAAAATATTACCTACTGATTGGATCTATGATAATATCTTCCATTTAAGTGAGGACCAATATGATGAATACAGAGACTTAATTGCTGAAGACCAAAAACGTACTTTCAGAATGAAACAAATTGAAAATGAAGGTAATGATCCATTAGAATCAGGTAAGTCTTATGGTACACCTCATGATTTAGCTACATTATATGGCGCTAGTAGAATGGGTGGTTTACCTGATGGGTATGATGAAGATCTTAAATTAGGTCGTCCTGAAGAAAAAGCATCAAATATAGGAACTCAAAAGAATGCATTTGGTACTGATAGATTAGGTAACAAAGGTATGAAGAAAGGTGATGATACTGGTGAGGATAAATCATTAAAGAATAATTTTAAAGGTGGATCACCACTAGCTCTTGAAAATATGCTTAAAAATAAACCATTATTTGAAGGACTAGACAAGAAAATATCAGTAAAAAAAGACGATTCTTCATTATTAGATGAGTCTCAAATACGAGAATAAAAACTTTTCATATATTTATAATAAAAATTATACTAAAGTGAATATTAAACACTCGAAGTACAAAAACCCGGGAATACTCTTTGAATTGCTTGTTAGACAAATAACAGCAGATACCTTATCAGGTAAAGACTCCCCAGCTTCTACTATTTTAAAGAAATATTTTACTAAAACTGAATTAGGTAAAGAATATAGACTTTATGAAAGTTTCTTCAAACATGTAGGAAACATCAGTGAAGCTAAAGCAGATATGGTAGTATCAACATTAGTTGAAAGCTCAAAACATTTAAATAGATCTGCTCTTAAAAGACAAAAGTACAACTTAATTAAAGAAATTAAGGCTAACTATAATTTAGAGGAATTCTTTAAAACTAAATTACCTAATTATAAAGCACAAGCAGCTTTATTTACATTATTAGAGGTATATAATAGTGAGAATTTGTCTAACCCTGATCAAATTATAGAGAATAAAACTGTTCTTTTAGAGTATTTAACTAAAACTACTATTAATAAGAAAGAAGTTAAAGAAACTATCTTAGAAGAGTTTAAAAATCAAGACAAAGATATTCGTGTCTTAACATATAGAGTATTACTTGAAAAATTCAACGATAAGTACTCTGATCTAAATGAAAACCAAAAATCAGTATTAAAAGAGTTTATTAATAGTATCGATAGTACTCCTAAGTTAAAAGAATTCTATAATACTAAAGTAAATGAAATTAAAGAAGCTTTAATTACTTTAAATAAAAAAGTGACTGACAAAGCTATTCAAATCAAGATTCAAGAAGTTATGAACATTTTACCTTCATTAGGTAAAACAGACAAAGTTAATGACGATCATTTAGTAAATCTTCTTCAATACTATCAATTGTTAGAAGAGCTTGAGTCAGCAAAATGAGTTTAAAAGATAAAATAAAAGAAATAATTAAAAAGCACTTAGATGAAACAAGTGCTACTGGAACAGGTTCTGGATTTACAGCTGGATCAGGTGAAAATTATGCTACTCCGTTTGCTTTTAATCCTAAAAAAGGAGCTAAAGGTGCTGAACATATTTATTATTACAAATTAGGATATAAACCTGTTAATAAAAAAGCACTTAATAAAGCAGCTAAAGGTATTGAAGTAAAACAATTGTGGGAAGAAGAAGATCCTCATTTTGATATTGAATCATATTTATCATCGTTACAAGTTGATGATGAAACTAAAAAATATATAGCTGGTAAATTAGGAGATTTTAATATATTAGCTAGTAAATTAAAAGAACTCATTACCTTAATAGGAAAAGCTAAAAA